TTGCCCACCGCCCTGGATTTCCTCAAGCAGCTCACGCTTGTTTCTCAGGCCGGACGCCTTAATGTAGACCGTCGGCGGAAACACCACCGCTGGTGCCAGTTTAATTAGAGCATCGAATTGCTCCATCGCGATGTTTGCGGTATCGGGGATTTCCTCAACAGTGATATCCATGTACATTTCTGACGGGTTGTTTTCCGTGCGGATTACTTGCTCAAGCTGTTGCGCCGCGTTCGGATCAGCCTCAAGTTCCATGATCTGCTGTGCAAACTGATCTGGCGGAACGCCGGCAGTTTCAGCACGCTTCATCAGTTCTTCGCGCATCGTCACCGGGCGATTAAAACCGACAAACTTCACATTTTCCTCGTTATCAGTGACGCGAATCCACCATTGGTCATCCTTGAACTGGCGGATCAGATCCCACATGCGCTGATAGACGCGCTTTTTAAGGTTACGGTGCCGGTCGACAAGCACGCTGATTTCGGTCTGCCCGCCTGACTGGTTAGCCAGGATCGCCCGCCCGGACGCAGCGTCTGCGCCCTTGCCTTGCAGCGAAGCGTTCGGCCCCATCAACTCGATTTCGTTTTTGGCTTCTTGCAGCATCGTCAATTCGGCTGAGAGCTGATCGCCCTGCGCCAACAGCTCAAACTCAAACCCTGGATTGACCTCAACCCATCCATCGGGCTTGCTAAGTTCTTTTTTGGCCGCGTCGACATCATCGACAGCGCCGCGTTCGGCTTTGACTTGGCGCTGGCTCAGCCGATGCAACGCCTTAGAGCGGCGCTTGTTAATCTCGTCTTGCACCGAGACCATTGATCTGACGATGCCGTACCGGTTGTTTTTTCGGTCAACGAATGCCGATTGCAGGATGAGCGGGCACCAGCTGTCTCCGTCTTGATCCTTAAACGGGACAGGCATGCTTTCGAGCTTGCCGCCCTTCGTAAACTTGCAAAGTATCCACTCGCGGCCTTCGCGGTGATAAATCTGAACTATCCGAACGCGCTTGCGGCCTTTTCCAGTAGTCCACTTGCTCCATTCGGGGCGATCGTCATAAGTTGTGCTTAGCTGACCATCGAGAATTGTTTTCTCAATGGATTCAGACTGTTCCTCGCCGGGCCACATTTGCTTTGCGTCTTCGGCGTCCATCCACACAACGCCGCCCAGGTAACGCGCGTCGCTGAAATCGGACTTGCGCGAATGCGGATCGTAAAAAAGTCGATCCCAATCCCACTCGACGGCTGCAATTTCGCGCTTAGGCTGGCCAGTGGCCGTGTCGAACTTTTCTTCAACGATTAGCTCCACGCCGCCGTAGCCCTCAACGAGCATCTGCTCCCAGACGTTCGAAAATTTCGGCTTTAGCTCGGCTTTGTCTTCAGTGTAGCGCAGCGCGTCAGTGCAGGCTTCAGCCGCGCCCTCGTCTTGCGGCGTGCGCGGGAACCCTTTGGGATCGGTGCGGTTCGTCGCTTCAAACCCGACGAGGTAATTGATTTTGCTCTGAATGCGGTTGACGATCACGTCAGGCTGACCACGCTCGGCCAATACCTTCATCTCAGCCGCCGTAAGCTGATTGCCGTCATAATAATCTCGGTCGCGCTCCGATTTTTTGCGCGCGGATTCGCTCGCTTCTTCGGCGTCTTCAAACCAAGTGATTAGAGTTTCTAACGGCGTGTGGCTCTCGTAGGCTTGCACGTCTGCATAGCCTGCGGCGGGTTGCTGTCCCGCCATCGGAGCGTTGTAAGGATTCATTTTGCTGATTTGATGCCTTGAGAAAAGTGTTGAGGCCGTAAAACGCGAGACACGCTAGAACTCTATGCTGTTTTCCATCCACCCGAGGAATCAGTTTGCGCGCGTCGGGCAAAGGCCCGATCCCATCGGTTATCCGGCTTGTCAAAAACGCGAGGGGCGCGGCCTCCCACCATCGTATCAAGCATGCGGCCGACTAATCCGATTGCGTCCACCTGATCGTCGTGTTTGCCGGCGGGGAACGTCAGCATCTCGCCAATAAAGTCCGCAACCCACGGCGCGTTGTGCGGAAGATAGACTTTGCCCATTGCAGCGCGAGCTTGGAATGCACGGCAGCGCGTCGGCTTGTCGGCAACGCTAGTCATCTGCTCACGTCGGCAGTAAACCTTGCGCTCCCGCATGCGCTTGTCGACAAATGGGCCAAGGCTCTTGATAATCTGGCCTTGTTCCTCGATCCAATTCATTGGCTTGTATTTGGCCACGAGGTTTAGGAAGCTATCGACCCACACGTTAGATTCGGCCTGGGCTCTCCACACGTCGAGTATATAAAGGTTGTCGTCGGGATCGACGCCGGCCACCACATGTACCGTATAATCGCCTCCCTTGGCGGTGACGGCGTAATCGGAAGCACCATAAGTGCGGAGATGCTCGGGACGAGTTTCATAATACCGAAACCATTCTCGTTTAAAATAATCGCCGGTGTCAGGTGTCGGGCGCTGTTGATAAAGCGCAGACCAATCCCGTTCGCCTATCGCAACTTTGATCTTGTCAAGCATTGAAAGCGAGTATTTGGCAGGCCACAACGCGCGGCCATTATCAACAGCAGGCAGATCGAGCACTTCCCACTTTTCGCCGCCGTTAATTTCGGCTTGTTCGACGCGGCCTGCCCAGTCGTCTTCGTGCCAACGTGTGCAGATACCGACAATCGCGCCCTCAAATGGCTGAGCCTCGCCGTTGTCGATGTCGTCTAGCAAATCATGCCAAAGCTCATCATCGTCAGTGAGTTCGCTCCGCGTGATGTCGCTCTCGAGCCGGGTGTAGGCTGTTGACGTGTACCAGCGCCAGACCTTTTCGCGGTGCGTCTCGCTGTCGGCTTCTTCGCGGTCCTTAAAAGGATCGTCGATCAACAGAATATGGGCACCACGGCCCGTGGTTGCTGTGCCAATGCCGACTGCTGCGTACATCCCGCCTTCGGCTGTGTGCCAGCGATTGGCGGCCGCACTGTCGGCAGCAAGGCTCGTTTTGAAAACGGCCTGATAAGCCGAGCTGGCGACGATGTTTCTGACTTCGCGCCCAAAGTCTGCAGCCAGATCGCTGTTGTAGCTGGCCGCAATGACATGACGCCGGGGGTATTGCCCCATGAAGAATGCCGGAAACCGTTTCGAAGCCAGCTCTGACTTGCCGTGGCGCGGTGGCATGTGGATACGGAGCCGCTTGATCTCGCCGCGTGCGACCGCTTCCAGCTTCTCGGCGATAATCTGGTGATGCTCAGCTGGCCTGTACTGCGGGAATGTGTACCGCGAGAAGGCGATAAGGCTCGTCTTGGCCTGTTCCCGTCTGAGCAACTCTCTGGCGGCCCATTCGGGCGATGGCGAGAAGCTCTGCGCTATCGTAATCCGATGCCTCCTTCTTGGTGATCTTTTCTATTGATTGCTTTGGCTTGCCCACAGCGCGATCGAGAATGGCGTTGGCAGCAGCGAGCGCGGTCTTCTCGTCGTCGCTGTCGATCAACTTAGCCAGCCGGCGCATTGCTCGTTCCGAGTTTTCGTGAGCGATGTCCGAGACTGACTTCACGGTTTTAGGACGACCAGCTGGGTTCCCGGACTGCCCAGGCTGAAACTGATTGAGCTTGCGCCCGAAGTTCTTAAGCCGATTGCTGCCAGTCTTGGTCTCGACTGTTTTGTCACTCACTTTGCTCTGCCTCCAGCCATTTCGACACTCTGCCGGCCAGATCCTTCAAGCTGTGCTCAGTGATGTGCTTGTGAGTCCTCAACGAGCACGAGATCCTGCTGCCGTTCATGTTGTATTCCGTGCGTGCCCAGCAGAACCCGCCGCTATCGGACAGGTGCAGATTCGTGCTGCACCAGCCGGCATCGAATAACCACTTATGGGCTTCTTCCATCGTCATGCGTAACTTGCTGGTCTTGAGCCTGCGGTCAGCTCCTCGGTCTGAAGCGTGCCGGCCCATTTGTGGCCCGACGACAGAGTAATGGTCAAATCTATTTCACCGCGTCCCTGTGGCTCGGAGATGGCGAGCGACACGTTAGGTGTAGACACAGTCGCTGTGCATGTGACACCGTCGGCGGTTGCCGTGGCCGATGATACCGTTTCTCCGCTCTCCAGGTAGCCGCTGAGATCCATGACGAGGGTTTCTGTCGCGTCCTCATGCAGTATCACCCGCGGCATGCCCGATTCCGTCTTGCGAACATTGCGGAAAACGGTTGGGCCTCGTGATGAGAAAAGAACTTGAGCGCGGGCCATTAAGTGACGCGCCGACGATTGATATTGGCAACGGCGTCTGCAAACCTACTGTCGTCGACTAGCTCAGTCACGATCATGTTGCGCGTGCGAGCGGCGGTCTTAGCATCGGGAGCACGACCACGACTAAAGCCGGTAGTAAGCTGGTCCGGGTTGGCCTTGTGCATGTTGTCGCCGAAGGCCAGATAAAACGCAAACGGGGGAAGAAACGTGGTTACCACGGCAATCAGCAGGCCGATGGCGATCTGTGCCCATGTGAGTGCGGCGGTTCCTGGCTCAAGACTGGCTGTTGCGATCTGGCTGACAAATTTCGTTTGATTGACGATCGGGCTCGACTTGAACTCCGTGACCGCTGACTGCTCGCGGCTCTTGTCGATCAAGCGCTGCGTTGCTTCGATCCGCTTGGAAAGATCGTTAGCCGCTTCTGCGCTGCCGATCTGAGCCTGCACGTCGTCGCGGTCTTGCGTGCGCTGGAGACAAACCGGGCCGCAGCCGCCGCGCTTGCTCTCTTGGACAATCGCGAGCTCGAGGCTAGGCAGGCGAGCGCGGAGAGCGTCAGCCGATACAGTGCCCGACCACTTGAGTTGGGCGAGTTGCGTTTGCCAGAGGGACAAGTTCGCCTTGTGATCAACAACGGCTTCGCGGGTGTCGCGATACTTGACGTTCTGTCTTCCCCCTATTTTCTCCTCCCTC